CATCGACAGCTTGCCTGGACAACTCATTCCGAACCATACGCTGCACCAACTCCGCCAGCGGTTCCGGTGCCCGCCACCCGGCGGGCACCGAAGGCCGGACCTTGTCCGGGACCTCCAAGCCACGAGCGTCCAACAGAGAACCCTCAAACATGACGCCTCCTAGATGATCCGAGCAGAACCCGAACGCGAAACCATCCGACGAGCTTGGATGTTGTGATAGGACATACACCACAGCGGGTCCGTGTCCGACGACTGGAAAACCCGAGTAGTGGGAACACAACCGACGAACGATGCATTCAGCACCGGCTCTTGAGTGAAGATCCGACCGAAATGCCAGAAGTTCAGCGTGTCCCGGAAATCGCCAGCAATGCCCGACGGATGTTGCTTGTACTCCGAGTACCGATCCTGATACCCGAACACCGTATTCGCCTGGGCGCCCGTAAGACCGAACAGCTCTTTCGTGTAGACCTCCTGCTGGCCTATCTGCTGAAGTTCGCGCTGCCAGTAATCTTCCTTGGACTTGCGGAACCATTGCCGATGGATCCCTTGCACGTACATCGTCCGGGGCCGAACAGACACGAGGGACAGCACAAAACCGTGCTCCTCAAAGAAACGCCGGTAGCGAGCAGAGCGCATCGCCGTGATGCCGTGACCGGCCATGGTGCCGACGCCCGTATCAGCTCCGACGGGCGCGCCCGAAGTACTGCCGGGGGCAGTCTGGAGGACTTCTGAGAAGCTAACCGTTGCCTTTCCACCTCCCAGATATTCAGGTCGTTGCAGACGCGCATCGCTGGATCGTATTCCCAAGTACGCGAGATATTCCGTGTATCTGCTTCCATACCGAGCACGAGCCTCCTGATAGCGTTGAAGGGCAAACGCGCGACGCAGGTCATTGACATTCGCGCCCGTAGCCTGAGAGAGATCCACCTGCAGCCCAGGACTCTGACCCCAGCGAGCAATTTGGCTAGTAGACGGATTTGCACCAGCGCCCGGCGGCGACCAGTTCGCATTCGAATCGGCATTAATCTGCAGCCGGAAACCAGACCCTTCGACCTCGCCACCTGCAGGATTGTCCCAACGGAAAGACGGCCCAGCATTACCGCCGTCAATGTCCGTACCCGGAATCACCGGCGCCACATCACCCAGAGGCACCATCACATCAGGGCCCTTCTGAGTCCACGGCCTGGACGTCGTGAAATAGTCCTTCTCCCAACCGATGGTCGGACACCCCCAAGTCTCGGCACCACTCACCGGCCAATTCTCCGGAGGCTGAGCCAGATCCTGGTCGACGTAGAACTCGAAGTAGATTTTCTTGAGGGCCTCAATCGGCAGAGTAGAAATTTCAATACCGGAAGCACCGACCGGAATGCCGAAGTGATCCAACAGACCGCCCTTCTGAGAAGTGCCCTGAAGCATCAGCGTAGGAGGCGACCCAACACCGTCGCCCATCCCATCCTTGCCACCAGTGATGAACTTCTCCCAGCCGTCCCACAGAATACGAGTAGGCACAAACCAGTGGTGCACCCGGACCTGCACCGGGTGCATCACGGGACTAATCAGAGGCGCCACCCGCAGGAGGAGGCTTGTTGCCTGTTGAACAGTATCCCCGGGCAGTACCTCGAAGCAGCCGACCGGAATCAGCTTCCCCATCGGGAACGTCGAGAGCCGGTAATGGCTGAGAGAGTGTTTGTCTCGCTTCATCAGTAATCCCCTCAGAGCCGATAACCGATACGACCTGGACGCAGGCGCCGAATTGCACGTCCCGAGCGACGCACCCTGCGATAAGAACCGAAACGACGACGACCACGAAACGAACGACGACGCATGATGACTCCTATTGAATGGGCTTCAGTTTGTTGAAACGCCGATACGCAGCCCCAAACGGATCGGAGTAGACCTCATACAGCCCCTTGCCCATGAGGTATTTCTTGAGCCGTTCCCGATGCTCCGGCCCGTAATGCGACAGATTGGCGGCGAGCACCGCCGCCTGAAGGATTGGATTCTCCAACGACTCCAACGCCTCAGAAGCAGACGTAGCACCCGGCAGAAGAACCTCACCGACTCCCGGAACATTGAACTTGGTAAACGCCGGAATGGGATCACCCGGAGTGATGTAGGGCGTCTGAGCCTTCACGGGGTCCAGAGCCCGCGTCTCTGGAGCGTTACGCGACACGACCTGCTGACCGTACGCCGTAACGTCCCAGCCTGGACGATCGTAAGGGTTAGCAACCGGGAAAGAGACCGCAGTGGACGACAACTGATCCTGCCGAGCCCGAGACGCCTCAGAAGAAGCCGCAGCCGCCAGCGCGTAGTCCTTAGCAGCACCAGCCCTTATCGCCTCGAGCTGGGCCGCGCGAATCTCGCGCTCCTCGACTGAAAACTGCGAAGCCGCCCGAGCGATGTTCTGCCCGAGCTCGCCGCCATTGAATAGCGGCTGAGCGCTCGGCGAGTAGCCCGGTACATTCCCGCCAAGAGCGAACAAAGGATGCAGTCCTGCCGCTTTTGCATCTTCAACCCTCATCCGAATGCCTTGCGACGCAAACTTCTCCTGCATCAACCGGTTTTCACGGTTCGCACGCTGCTGAGAAGCCGCACCGATCAAATCACCAACGATTGGAAGCGATTTGAGCCAATCCATCAACGACACCCATAAGAAGAATCCACAGAGCGGCGAACACCGCCGCGACCAAGGCCACGCTTGCCAGCAACATCAAAAGCAAACAGCACACCACGACGGACGCGACGCGAAACACACACCCGCGTCCGATGATCCAACTGAGGAAATTTACGGAAGGCCGCCCAATCCGCAGCACCCCTAGTCGCGGATTTACCCACGAACCGGGCGGCCGAAAGGTTTTGCAAGAGGCGAAAGGAGTAGTCAGCCCGGCGCGGATCCACGGCGCGACCAGGCACCGACGCCGCTCCCAGCCGCGACAACTGTCTGAGCAACGCCGGCCGGCGTGGGAACACCCGCCGAATTTCATGCTCGCCCCACGCCGGCGACATGGGGGGCAACCGGCCCCCCATACCCCACGGGTACGAGCTCGACACTTGCGAATCGAGCTCGAATAGCCGACGGACACCACCGCGGGGCACACCTGCCGGTGTAGAGGAAAAGAGCGCTTCCTCGCCCGCGGGTGCGCCTATCGGCTCATCCTCACGGAAAGAAAAAGCCCGACCCACAACAGGTTGCGGGCCGGGCCGAACTGACTTAGAGCGTTGCCTACGCACAGGAGTCAGATAGAGCGCAGAAGATTGGAACGATGGACACGAGCTTTATACACGTCATACCTCGAGTAACGCAAGGACTCCCGATGAGCAGCAAGCACAGGCTCCATCGCAATGACCCTCAACTCAGACTCCCGCCGTTCACGACGGACGGGGTCATCAGGAGGGATATCACAGAGCTCCCGGAGCTTAGCCACAAGAGTGCGCCCCAGAGGAAAAGGCTTTCCGCCGAAGGACACCGACTGAGGAACGTCCCGCATTGCCTCCAGGTAGTAACGCCCATCCGAGGCAAGCCAGCTAGCCAAAAACTGAAGGCCAGACCAGCCGAGAGCAGGACGCCGCGACATACGAGCGAACTCCGGCGGAAGATCCGCCAGCACCGACTGAACGTGCTCAGAACGACCATTCGTCAAGCCCTTCGTTGTGTAGGCCGACACGTACTGCGCCACATTCTGCGTCACGCAATAGCCCACGTGGACGAACCCATAAGGCCACCGCTCCGAAAACAGTGCCTGGGCCGAGGCCCGAGGCACCCCAAAGGCGATCAGATGGTAGTGGGGACGCCAAGACCGCTCCCCGTACTCCCCAACGCCGAAATACCGACAAGGTAAGCCCTTCGTCAACTGCCGCCAGTGCACATCCGACAGAGACCCATCCCGGAGGTGTTCATCCGAATAGGTCAGGGTAACGAACGACGACTCCCGATAGATGGACGCCTCCAACAGAATCCGGGCAGTCCACATACGCCGACGATTGACCCTGCAGGACATACATTGACCGCAACCATGCTCAACACCCGGCCTCGGCCGGAAAGGATTGACACAGAGCATCAAGGACAGTCCGCACAGTGAGCATCAAGATAGCTCACTGTGCCGGGGGGGGCGCCGCATCAACTGGCGCAGCCTTTACGTCTGGCTTAGACGGGGGCGCCGCATCAGCCTGACCAGCTTCCGGAACCATGTCCTTTATTTCATATGCCGAAATAAAGTCATCCGGATCCTCATCGACCTCGAAATCGTCCGCATCCTCAAAAGACTCCTGCCCAGCATCGACAGCTTGCCTGGACAACTCATTCCGAACCATACGCTGCACCAACTCCGCCAGCGGTTCCGGTGCCCGCCACCCGGCGGGCACCGAAGGCCGGACCTTGTCCGGGACCTCCAAGCC